AGGCATGTACCGCGAGTGCGCAAGGCGCCATCAGGGGCTGGCGGAAGCGGTCGAGAAACTTCAATAACCGACAAGGGGGCAGACAATGTCGAAGCGCAGGGCCTACCGGCCGGAGGAAATTCGCGCCGGCACCACACTGTTCATCGTCACCCGGGTACCGGGACAGATGGTGAACCATTACGGGGTTGCCGAGTACCTGGTGGCCAGCAAGCGTGAGCCCCAGCCAGAGCCAGGAACCGCGCACCCGTACCGCATGCATCCGCTGATTGCCGGGTATGCAGCAAGCCAGACCGACCTATGGAAAACCCGGCGAGCTGCCCAGGCGGAGGCCGATCGCCGCTTAGGTATCGAGCTGGCGCACATGAGACGGGGTGCCCAATGACTCCCGAGCAAATCGAGCAGATCGCCGAGAAGTACCGGGACGCCAGCGTGCCGGAAGTATTCACCGCAAAGCAGCTGACCATCCATGAAGAGCACGCGGACGTGCTGGGTACGTTCCGCTTGGTCATGTCCAAGCCTGAGAAGGGCGTTGGTGGCCGGCTCCCGCGCTGGCCTGTCAGCATTCTGGTCACCCGGCCTGATGGCGCAGACGAGGTGGTCATCTCTGGCAAGGCTAAGGCCCCGTGGAATGTGATGCACGAGATTGTGGTGGAAGGTCTGAACACCATGAACCTGATCATCAACGAGCAGCGGGGCATGATGATCAAGGCCCGTAAGGCTTCGATGAAGGTGGTGTGATGGTCGCTCGCAAGCAAGTTGACTGGGAGTCCATCGAGCGCCGCTATCGTGCAGGCCAGATGTCGAACCGCATGCTGGCCGAGGAATATGGCGTCAGTGAGGGCATGATTCGCAAGCGCGCTCGCAAGGAAGGGTGGACAAAAGACCTCAGCGACACCGTGAGGAAGGCGGTACGCAGTGAGTTGGTACGCACTGAGGTACGCACCCCTCACGCGACAGAGCGAGAGGTGATAGAAACCGCCGCAGCTACTGGCGCCACAGTGGTACGCACCCATCGCAAGGACATCCGTACGGCGGCTGAGTTGGTTAGCCTTTTGATGGGGCAGTTGATCGACGCGGCGCAGAGCAGGGAAGAGCTCGAAAACATCATCGAGGAAGAGACAAAGGAAGATGAAGGTGCGCAGCGGCGCAATCGGCTTCACAAGGCCGTATCTCTGCCCACGCACGCTGCGACCATCCGCGACCTGACGACGGCGGCAAAGAACCTGGTTGCGCTGGAGCGGCAAGCCTACAACCTGGACGAGACGAACGCCGAAGAGACTTATGAGGAGCGGTTGAAGCGGCTGATGGGACAGCCCTGACAACCTGCGACGGATATGTTGCACCCCTAATTCAGTCACATAGCGTCATGCCCATCAATGCAGCGATGGGCCGCCATGACGCACTTTCACCTTACCAATGACCAGCCACCGGCCAGCCCGGTGCTTTGTCGTGCGCGGGTGACGGCATGAGCACAGCTGATCAGATGCTGGCGCAGGTGCTGAGCGACGACGAGCTGTACTGCCGCATTAACCTCAAGATCCGCACGAAGTCGGGCGCCATCGTTGCGTTCGAGTGGAACGATACCCAGCGCATTCTGCACACGGCACTTGAGAAGCAGAAGGCCGCGAAAGGCTGGGTGCGCGCACTGGTACTGAAAGGCCGGCAGCAGGGGTGTTCTACCTATGTTGCGGCGCGCTTCTACAAGCGGGTGACCACCAGCTTCGGCATACGCTGCCAGATCATCACGCACATGGACGCGGCCACGCAGAACCTGTTTGGCATGGTGAAGACGTATCACGAGCTGGGTGACGCAACGCTCAAGCCAAAGTCCAAGAACGACAGCGCCACCAGTCTCGCGTTCGGCGGGCTGCGCAGTGACTACCGGGTGGCCACCGCCGGATCAAAGAACGCCGGCCGGTCGGATACGGTCCAGCTGTTCCACGGGTCAGAGGTCGCATTCTGGCCGAACGCTGAGAAGATCATGGCCGGCCTTGGGCAGACGCTGCCGCTGGAGCCCGGTACCGAGGCGATCATGGAAACGACCGCCAACGGGCTCGGAAACAAGTTCCATTCGATGTGGGTTATGGCCGTGGCTGGCAAGTCCGACTACATGCCGGTGTTCATCCCGTGGTTCATCGAGAAGGGCTATCGCCGCGAAGTGCCTGCCGACTTCGAGCTGAGCGACGAAGACATCGAGTACATGGAAGCCTTCGACCTCGACATGGGGCAGATGGCCTGGCGGCAGGCGAAGATCGACACCGACTTTACCGGGGACGTGGATTGGTTCAACCAAGAGTACCCGGCCACGCCCGATATGGCGTTCCTCAAGGTCGGACACAAGGCGCTGATCAACACCCTCAAGGTCCAGAAAGCACGCAAGAACAACCAGGCGCACATGCGCCGCATCGGCGCGCACGTTGTCGGGCTCGACCCCGCTCGTGGCGGCGACACCTCGACGTTCATCCACCGCCAGGGCCGCGTTGCATGGGGAATCGAGCGCATCGACGTGCGCGACACCATGGCGGTTGCTGGCCACGCCGCGCGGATGCTGGAGGACGACAAGACCATTCGCATGATGTTCGTCGACATCGGCGGCCTGGGCGCTGGTATTTACGACCGCTTGGTCGAACTTGGCTATGGCGAGCGCGTGACCGCGGTGAACTTCGGCGCCAGAGCCAACGACGACCGCAAGTATTTCAACAAGCGCGCCGAGATGTGGGGCGAGATGGCGGAGTGGGTAGGCGACGACATTACCCCGAGCATTCCCGACGACGACCAGCTGCACGGCGACCTCACGTCTGCCAGCCGTGACAAGTACAGCTCCAACGGCCAGCTGAAGCTGATCGAGAAGGAGAAGATCAAGAAGGACCTGGGACGCTCGCCAGATGACGGTGACGCCCTGGCCCTGACCTTTGCCGAGCCAGTGGCCGCAGACGACGCGCATACCGAAAGCTGGCGCGAGAAGCTGCTGCGCAGCCGGCGCCGCAAATCAGCCATGAGTGCCTGACATGACAGACGATACAGAAACCACCCCGGCAGATGTGCCAGACGAGCGCGCTATTGCTCGACGCAACTGGCATCGGTACGAGTATGGCCGTGATCGAGGGCACCGTGACTTCTGCCGCATCGCCCGGATTAACGAGGGCATGTACCTCGGCGGCGGCCTGCAATGGAGTGAGCAAGACCGACAGGCGCTGATCGAGGCCGGCAAGCCGTGCTTCGAGTTCAACCAGATTCTGCCGAAGGTCAATGCGGCGCTGGGCTACCAGATCGCGAACCGCATGGACATCGCATTCAAACCGCGCAATGGGCAGGCGACCGACGACGTTGCAGGCACCTTGTCCAAGGTGGCCATGCAGATCAGCGACAATTGCGACCTGCACTGGACCGAAACGCAGGTGTACGCAGACGGCCTGATCCAGCAGCGCGGCTACTTCGAGATCAAGGTCGACTACGAAGACTCACTGCTGGGCGAGGTCGCCATTGAGTCGCTTGACCCGATGGACGTTATCCCTGACCCAGACGCGAAGAGCTACGACCCAGACAGCTGGGCGGACGTTACCGTCCTGCGCTGGATGACGCTCGACGAAATCGAAGCCAACTACGGAAGAGAAGCGCGGGCCAAACTCGAAGTTGAAGACGCGGACGAAGAGGACTTCGGCGAAGACCTGGACGACGAAGAGCGCAATCACTTCGGCGACAGCAGCATTGGCACGGCGGATCGCTTCAGCGAGATGACCGTCGGTGATGGTTGCAGGCGCGTGCGCATTGTCGATCGCCAATACTGGCGCACCGAGAAGGCTGAATGCATCGTCACCGACACAGGCGACATTCGTCCGCTGGCTGGAATGACTGAGGATCGGATTGCCTCAATCATTGAAGCAGGCGGCTTCCGCACCAAGCGCCGCATCCGGCGCGTGCGCTGGACTGTGGCCACGATGAACCATGTGCTGCATGACGACTGGTCGCCGTTCAACCACTTCACCATCGTGCCGTACTTCCCGTTTTTCCGTCGCGGCCTGACCCGCGGCCTGGTTGATAACGCAGTTGGCCCGCAGCAGATGCTGAACAAATCGCTGAGTCAGTACCTGCACACCATCAACACAACGGCCAACTCCGGGTGGATCACCTGGGCGGGAACCATCAACAACCTGCGGTCTGACGAGCTGGAAGAGCGTGGTGCGGAGAGCGGCCTGCACATCGAGATGAAGAGGGACGCGAAGCAGGAGCACATGCCGCGCAAGATCCAGCCGAACCAGATCCCGCAGGGGCTCGACCGCATTGTCGATCGCAGCGCAATGCTGCTGGAGCAGGCCACGGGCATCAACGAGGCGATGATGGGGCAGCGTGGCCCGGAAACGTCCGGCATCGCCATCCAGTCGCGCCAGTTCGCTGCACAGCAGCAGCTGTCCGTTCCGCTCGACAACCTGGCTCGCACTCGGCACCTGCTGGCCGGCCGCATGCTGGAAATCATCCAGGCGTTCTACGACGAACCTCGCATTCTCCGGATCACCGAGACGGACGACCGCGGGCGCCCGATCACTCAGTCGATGCCGGTCAACGTGCCATACGAGGACGGCAGCGGGATATTCAATGACCTGACCCTGGGCGAGTACGACGTGGTGGTCACCGAGCAGCCGATGCAAATCACCTTCGAGAACAGTCAGTTTGTTCAAGTCATGGAGATGATGGAGAAGGGCGCACCGATCCCGTGGCCGTTCGTGCTGCGTTACTCCAACTTGGCGCACAAGCAGGAAATGATCGACGCCATGGAGCGCCAGGCACAGGAGAAGCCGGACCCGCTGCTGGAAGCGAAGGTAATGCTGCTGCGCGCTCAGACCCTTACCGAAGCCGCGAAGAAGGACAAGACAGCGAGCGAGGCCGTCAACAAGGCCGTTGAGGC